GATTGCTTCTGGCTTTAAGATCTTACGACCATAAAGATGCATACCACGTACAATATCAGCAAAGCTATCTGGATCACGATAGGTTTCAGTCTTGTTGATCTGCTGAGCAGTAGCAACGGCTGAATCATGACCTGCAACAATAACACCATAGTTGGTGTTTTGGTTAGCAGTACCAGCAGTAGCTGAACCTGTACCTACTTTAGGCAAGTTGTTAGAAACATATACACGGAAACCATGCAAGTTGTCCAACATCAAACCATTACGTAGTCCACCTGACTGTCCCCAGTCCATGTTCAATAGACGAGAATCTTCGTCAGCTAGGATTTCTTGGAATACAGAATCCACAACCAACCAACGACCTTGCTTATCAACATTGTTCTGATCCATCAAACGAGCCATACGAGCTACCATTTGCAACGGAGTTGCAGTAGCAGTAGCAACAGAAGTTGCGCCAGCTAAACGAGCAGCTAGTGGGATAGAGTGATCTCCAGCAGAACTAGTAGTAATGTTACCAAAGCTACTTTTGATTAGCTTGTTAGCTGTAAGTAGTTCATCACTACCAGCAGAAGCAACAGCCTTAGTACCAGATACTACGTTGTTAACAGCACCTGCATTAGCATGTAGCGCAGATTGCTTGTAACCAGACAAGTAACCCAAGATTTCTTGGTCATACTGGTCAGCCAAACGATAGGCCGCACGATTACTAGCCATACTTAGCCAGTTGATGTGGGTCTGTTGCTCTTCAATGTCATCCAGTTTAAATGCAAAGTAGTTAGACTTGTCTACAGTTAAAGTGAAATCAACGTCAGTTAAATCCTGAGTAGCGATAGCAGTACCACGGGTGTATGCTAGAACACTAATTTCAGGCTCTTTAATAATACGTACAGAATCACCAGCATTGGCAATCTCACCAAAGTAATCACTGTTAGTGATCGCTTCGCAGACTGCTGACTTACGAAATTCCATCTGTACTTGTTTGCTATAAATTACAGGTGAAAAATTACCTGAGTTTAAGTTGGTATAACCACTCGCTTTTGCAAAAGCCATGATATACACTCCTATATAAATTAGTATGGAGCTATTACAACATCATAGGGGCTGTCATTAAAGGGTGCAGGATACTTAGGTTGATCTACCTTTATAACACTGGGCCTTGGCTGAGCAGGTTTGTCTATTTACTATTGTGATTGCTTATATGTTATACACGAATTTGCAGAACATATTGTGTTACTCTGTGTAGGGTAGCCGGGTGGAGCCTACTCTTCTGTAACGTACTAGTGTAACCAGAGGATCAATCCAGTTACACCAGTGGGTTAAAATACAGTTATACTGATTTTCAGTTAAATGTCAAGCTTTATTTATACTTAATTTAAACTTAACGTGCCTTACCAGATACATCGTATACAAAGTTACCACTACGCATTGCTTTTGCAATACCATCTTGATGCTCTTCGTACTCTGCCATAGACATAGCAGCTACATCAGATTCAACATACTGCTGCTCACTTGAGCCTTCAGTAGGTGTAGAACCTCCACGGGAACTAACGTCCTGTGCAGCACTGCGACTATCGCCCTTCTTACCTTTCTTCTTCTTAGTAATGCCAGCATCTAACTTGTACAAGTCAATGGCTCTGGCAGCACTAGTTGCGTCAGCTTCATTGTGATACAAAGAATCCTGTACCCACTTAGGCTGTGCATCTACCCAATCATGGAACGCATCCTCTTCACGAATCTCTTCAAAGTCAGGGTGAATCTGTAATAGCTGTGCTTCTGCTTTACCTTTGTTAGCACTAAGTTGTAGATCATCAATCTCTTTCATACGAGTAGATAGAGTTTCGTTCTGATCTCTTGCAGCCTTCAATGCCATTGTTTGCATAATGTTAGCTACTTGAGGATACTTATCTGCCCACTCTGCAATCTCATCTTCTGTGCTAGGTAACTCCATATCACCTGTTGATGTAGACTTAAGTTCTCCCTTTAAAGATTTGATCTGCTCTTCAAAGTCGCTCTTTTGTTCTTGCTGATGCCTACGTAAGTCTCCATACCGCTTCTTGAATGAACGCTCCTCTGCTGTATCAGGGGTTGCATCATCCTCCTTTTCCTCTGGTGACATTTCATTCTGTGATTTTAACTCAGCTAACTCTGCTTCGTCATCATCCATACGTTGTTGCTTAGTGTTAACTCGCATGAATCCTTTTACTTCTTGTTTCTTTCCTGCTTGCATTGCTTCCATGATTTTACTCTCTTGTTGGGGCTAACAGTGGGGAAGATACAATATTGTATCCCCCGATCTTAGGTAGCCAATAAAGGGTATTAAGTGCGTTTTGCTGCCAAAGCTCCCTTTTTAGCTTGTGCTTTCTGTTTTGATTTCTTCTTAGCTGCTAGTCCTGAGGTAGGATCTTTACGCATCTTTTTAACAGGTTCTTTCTTTAAAGCTAGACCACCATAAGCGTAGTCTTCCCTGCCACTATTTTGCTGTTGAGATCGTTGTTGTCTTTGTCTACCACCCCTACTCTTAGGGCCACTAGTACTACCACCCACAGGCCCACTGTTATTTCCTTTAGGGCCATTATTATCATTTCCACTATTAACAGTAGTCTGAGATTGCTGCCTACGTTGTTGCTCTGCTAAAGCTGCGGCTGCGGCTGCATTTTTAGTTTTTAATTCCGCAGCTAGTTTAGCTTCATTTCTTACAACAGCTTCTCTAGCTCTATCTCTAGAATCGTTATCCCTTTTAGTTTGGCGATCTATTTTACCTTGTTGTATTTTAGCTTCTCTGTCTGCTTTATCTTGGGCTATCTTAGCAGCCCTTTTTGCGGCAGCATCATCTCGTATTTTCTTTCTATCTATTTCGTCTTGTTCTCTTTGAGTTAATCCAGTAGCTGTATCAGACGGATTATCTTGCTGCCATTCGGCCCAAGCTTCATCAGGATCTCCCCCTAAAGCGACAGCTAACTCTCTTACACCCATTTCTTCTGAAGACATGGAAGTAGCTACAGTAGGGAGTCCTATGTCTAAAGCTGTTGTTCCTGTAACACCTGTTGATCCTAATTTAGCTCCTGTTGAAAGTGCTGCATTTTCTTTAGCAGTAAGAGCCATTTCATCAAAGAACTCTTGGCTAGACTTAATTGCAGCAGCCTTGTCTATATCATCCCTTAAGATCTTAGGGTCTACACTTAGATCTCGCATTTCATCATCATAGGTAGCAGCAGTTGGAAGATCTCGTATTTCATCATCATAGGTAGAAGTATTTGTATTAACAAATCCTGTAGTATCATCATCTGGTGTACCTGCTACTTCTACAGTTGTACTAGGAGTACCATCATCCTCTACTATACCCATTTCTCTAAGTATCTTTTTATCTCTAGTATCTGCGGGTTTTTCATATATAGTATCATTATCTATAATAACACCCGTGTTATCAAAATCATCAAAATCCTCAACACCTTTTAACTTGTTTACATTGCTTCCATCAGGGGAATATATTTCTCGTCTATTTGAAGGAATAAGGTCTGTGGACGTAGCTACATTATCTTCTACTAATGTGTCTACTTGACCTGCAATAACAATCGCTTCCTCTGAAAGTTTACCTGTATTAAAAATAGTAGAAACAATATCCTCAACTTTGGCTTTTAATTTATCTTTAGATCCAAGAGTGTCACCAACAGAACTAAAAAACGCTTGAACCAGACCCCCTGATTTTGCGTAATCCACCGCACCCTCTGCTATAGATTTAAATAATTTACTAAGTGATGGAGTTTTACCAAAAACAGATTCTTTTTCTTTTATTGAAAACACTTTGCCCTTATCAGAATCTGTATTCATAATTTTAACATAATCTGGATCTGGCAAACCTAATCTTTTGTTTTTATTATGTACTTGATTTTGTGCTAGACGTTTTAATTCTACAGAAGACTTTCCTTCCATCATCCACTTGTCTATAAAATTAGGATCAGTAGCCCATCTGTCGTAAATAACTAAAGCATCTGGAGTCATTAATGCATCCATTTTACTAGAAACTAAATCCTCATTAGTAGCATACCCTATCATGGAATTACCTTCTCCCCGTGGGTCTACATTGCCATCTAAAATATCTTTACTAACAACGTCTAATGCTTTATTACGATTCCTAGTAATTTTATCTGATCTAAGATTGTGATGTAATTTAATAGTATCCGTGTCTGTATCTGAAAGTATACCCTGCCACGGATTATTAGGATCTCGTAAGTTGTCTACTTTACCATCACCCTGACCAGAGCCACTAGTTGAAGTACCTCCACCTGTTACAGGATTAGGAGAAGGTTTAGAACCTACACGATAGTATCCCTGAGGAATGGGGGTTACAGGCTGGCCTTTAACATGGGCTATTTTAATAATATCACCAGCATCATTAGTGTATTCTATATACACTACAGCAGTGTTCTCTGCAAACTTCCTACCACCTGTGTAGTTTTCATAAGAAGGAAGCTCTGTTACAGTGCCGCCTTCAGCAAACATTTGTGCTGCACCTTCAAAGTCATCATTGTCCATGCCATCAATAAGAGCATCCATCTCCATTTCATCATCCATTTCTGGTTGTTGCATAGGAGCAGATGAACCACCCATCTGACCTTCAGCTTCCATGTTAGCAAGTCCTGCCTTAGCAGACTCTCGCATCTTCATGAGTTTATCCAGTCCAATGAAACGTACAACGTCAGCAGGTACTACAAACTCACCTTCGCTTAGTTGTGCAGGAATATCATCTCGTACCTCTTCTGCTAAAGAACCCGTAGGAACTTCATTGCCAGATACAGGATCTACACTAGCACCATCATCTAAGAAACCGCCTTCTGCGTAACCACTGCGATATTCATTTCTCATTGTTAACTCTCTCTCGTAAATATTTCAAGGATCTTAAGTTTTGAATTGCACCTTGCGACTGGAACAATTCTTGTGTGTTAGTAGTCTGTTCCATCTTACGATGCTGTTGCTCAATGAGGTAATCCATATGTTCTACGAATGCACCCCATGTTTCTTTATTATTGCATAGGGGGTTCAATAGGTGCAGGTTCATTGCCACTAAATCCTTCTTCTCCGGGAATTGGCGCATTACCTATTCCAATGTTTGCGTTACCTACTCCTGATGCATCCATAGGCGGTGGAGCAGATGCTTGTGCTTCAGCTTGTTGCTTCTGCATAATCATTGCTTGCTCTTGTGCTTCTTCAACATTGTTAGTAACCTTATCAGGATCTAACTCCATTGACTTAGCAATCTCACGGATAATGTACTGCGACTTCATCCAAGGAGCCAAAGCAGGATTAGCACCTACCTGTAAGAACTGAATCAATCTCTGGCTACGGATCTCGTTAGCCATTAGTGACTCTGTACCACGGGCTTTAACTTCTAGGTCACCACGGATGCTTTCATCAAAGTCAAACTGCATATTAAAATGGAAGAAGCTTTTACCCATTGGCCCTAAAAGATAATCATCAATGTTCTTAATAACAGTCTTGATACCACCAGCAGCAGCATTCATCAACATGCTGATACCACTAGAGGTACGGCCTACTCCTGTAACACCTGTCTGTCCATGGGAGAAAGAAGGTAAGCCTGTAGACTCGTCTGCTAGCTGTCGTGCCTTATCAAATAACTGTAAGTTCTCACCTGACACGTTAGGATACTTAGTACCAAACAGTGCTTGGCCGGGCGCACCGCCTTGCCTACGGAACACTTTTCCCGGATAAAGCTGCATATCTTGGCCCGGAACTAGGTTTGTTTCATCTACTTCAAAGATTAAGTTACCTGATAGTACAGCGTTATCTACAGCCATACGCATGAAACCATTCATAAGAGTCTGAGTATCATCCATGTTCTCTGCTAGGCCGATGCCAAAGATAGAGTAGGGGTTATGCTCATACGGAACAGCGTAGTAAGGTAAACGTACAGGCTTGAATGGATTAAGCACAGAGCGTATAACACGATCATTGCATACCCAGATATTAACTTGTAGCTCGTCTGCTGATTCTAACTCTTCTGGAATCTCAATGTCATGCTCTTCAATGGTCTTCATATCCATTACGCCCCAGTACTCTAGTACTTCAAAGCGGCTGCTACCTGTGTTAACTTGATAGTCTTGAAGATCATCTTCCCAGTACTTCTTGGCGTAGTTTTCACCTTCAGTGATAACATCCTCAAGCACATCCTTACGGAAAAAAGGTCTGCGCTTAAGTTCACGTAGCTGACTACGATTTAACTTGTGACGTTGTATAGAGTACTGACAATCGCTAACAGTAGCAGCATCAGGGTCAGGGTACCAATCCCATACAGATACGTAAGATACTTTAGGTACAGTCTTCGTAACAGGAATGTAGTTACCTTCTGAGTCCCAATCAGGATACTCTTTGTCTACAGCCATTGGGCCTTTCATGATACCCGTACCAAACAGTGGCATTTCAAATGCAGCAGAGCGTAGCTGCTTGGTAGCCTCTGACTCGTCTAACTGGTCATGTATCTTCTTCTCCATACGCTTAGCAGCAAGCATAGCAGGATTATAGTTAACTGAAGTAGGAGAACCTCCCATACCTTCTTTAACATCCTTACCTTCTAGCTTAGCTTCCATAGCCCCTAGCTGTAGAGAAGACTCCGTAGAACCAGCAGGTAGTTCTTTACCATCACCAGCAAAGCCATAAGGAGACTCGTCTTCTGCCCCCTCCTTAGCTGGATCATAATGTACATCACCTGCAATACCCTCAGGTAATACAGTAGGATCTACAGATAGAGGAAACCTACCACCAGAGGCAAACAGTACATCCGTGATCTGACCATAGGCAGCTAGTACCTTAGTCTTGGTAACCTTAATGAATACGCGAGACTTCTCAGCTTCAGTGAACTTAACTGCATCACTATACACGCCACGATAGTTTTTGTAGTTGCGTAGCCACTGCTCTTCATATGGCCTACGTGAAGTCTCTGCTTTACTAAAGCGTTCTTGCACTAAGCTAACTAAGCTACTAACGTACAGCTTCTCATCTATTGCTTCTGAAACATCGTCTAAAGCTACAGACTCGCTGCTTAATTCTTGAATTGGTTCTGCCATTTGTTACTCACAAAATGTTAAGTTAATAACCCATTATAGGGTCGGCTAAATACTGTGCGTTAGGTCTTGCTGTTGCAGGATCATAATCAAATACACCAAATCTAGGACGAGACATAAGCCCGTACCTAAGTGCATCATACAAGTGATCGTGTGCGTAATTTGTGTCTATGTCTTCTGCATTCTTTTTATCTAAAGGTATAGTAGGTAGCTGAGAGATAAGATGATTGCAGGTATTAAATATAACCATACGAGGCTCTTCAGTGAAGTCATCTAACTGTAACCTTCTGTGCATCTCGTTCTTACCTGATACTCTAGTTCCCTTTGATCTATCGGAAGGTCGCCATCTACAGCCTCTAACAACCATTCGTTCCGCTATACTAGGGCCAGTGTCCCCACGTTTATGCCAGCAAGAGGAGTCTAATACTCCATACTGTATGCCACCATCCTCATGCTCTGCTTCTAGTATCATGTCAGCTAGATCTTCTGCTAGTACCTTAGTAACATATAACTCTCTGTATACAATGATCTGATTATCAGGAGCTACAGCGCACCAAACAATGGCGGAAAAAGAGCCATAGCCATAGTCTCCAGCCCTGAACTTAGTCCAGTTATTGGGTATTTCAAAAGGTTCCACCACATGTATAGTGCGGTTAAACTCAGGGAAAGCTGCACCTTCTGCAATATCCCAATCCCCTTCCAGCAGTTGTCTTCGCTGCTGTTCAGGTAGTGAAAGTAAGTTTGCTTCATAATCGCCAGTCTCAGTCAAGTAAGGATTGTCGGATAACTTTGCAGGAATGAATTTCCTACGAAATAGAGCCTGTCCTTCCTTG